AGGTCAGGTAGATTTCATAGTCTGCGCTGTCATACAGCCAATCACATACAAACTCTATGCTGTTCTGTAGTAGGTTATCAATCTTAACACGGGCATCTGTTTCAGAACCACCTTGGGTAGCAAAGGCCGCACGATAGGCGAATACGTCACCGTCTATCAGCGCCTTGCCATAGTCCATTATGACTCAGACCAGACGATATCGCCGCCTTCTTTGTGAGCGCCCAATGCTGTAACGTAGTTGAACCCAGATGCTCTAACAGCTTCGGTCAGGAAGTATAGCATACTATCTAGGTCATCTACTTCATCACGGGACATGTCTACTGAACCCTCGTAACCATCATCTTCTTTATCGAAGTAAAAACTTACACTAGCTCTCATTATGCCACCGAAAACATAAGGTCATCTTCGGTAGGCTCACTGGTACGTTCCACCAGATCTGTGACAGCAATGCCGTTTAGTCGGACACCGTTACCATCAGCATAGGTTTCAAACTGTACCTTTGCCTTAGTACCGTTACCTAATTCGCCATCAGTCGCAAACTGCCACTTTTTGGCGTTCTCACGGCCTTGTCGTAAATCTACAACCTTAACAGGTCCACCAAGATTGATAGGCTGTTTAGTCATAGGGTCAATCCAATCCCGTATGTCATCAGCGACAGCACGTTTGATCTTCATGTACTTGTTGATACCGTACTCACCCTTACCTTCTTGGATACGGTTATTTCCCATGACGGTAGCTTTGAAGCCATCTGCCATAAGTCGGTTGATCTGCTCTTCGTCTGTGAAGAAGGCATTTACCACATACTGACCACCTTTGTCAGCAATAGCTTTTTGCCACGCAGGGCCATCAGGGTTGCCCATATCTGCGTTCTCTGGAAAAACTTTGGCATATTCCAGAACCATGTCGAGTGTATATTTTGCCATTATGTATAGTCCTTTCTGTGACTGGTATATATGTATGGTACTTTTTTTCGCTACTGTAAACTAAATAGGTAACTTTTTTTCTAGTGGATGTCTGCGTATGTACTTCCGAACTGTGCATCTATCCCTAGAGGTACGTTTAGACTTAGCTCTTCGTTAAGAAGCTCTATGGCAGTTTTCATTTTCTTTTCAGTGTCTTGCTCTTCTCCCTCTGGTACTAATACGATTACTTCGTCGTGGAATTGACCGATAGTCTTTAGTAAGAAACCACGACAATATTGAACCCAACTATCAAAACAATATACACCTGTGCCTTGATTTAGAGTACTGAACCTATCCTTGTCTGACCGTAAAGAATACCAGAACCTACTGACAGGGTTATACAACCAAGTATGCCCACCAACAGATCTAGTTCTAGCATCTTTACTCACTTTCTCCACAGACCAGTTGCGTGACCAGAATGCGTCTAGGAGCGTCTGTGCTTCGTCCTCAGACATGCCAGTGTTTCTGGATAGGGTGTGCTTGCCTACGCCGTATGTGGCGCTGTAGTTTACCACCTTGTAGTTCTTACGCAGAGACTTTAGGCTACGCTCTCCTGTATTGTGCTTGTCTATATCCTCTTGTGTGACAACACCAGCATGTTTGGCAAGGTCAAGGTGTGGGTCAAACCCGTCCTTAGACATTTCCGCAACGTAATCTGGATCTAGTGGTTTCATGTAGTGTCGCTTTGTAGTGTCCTCTAGGCTAGTCATATCTGCTCCGCATAGGGTGTATCCCTCTGGTGCAGTTAGGCACCCTCTTATCTCTTCTCCGTAGGGCTTATCCACTGATGGCAAGTTGACAAGAGGTCTTGCATGTCGGAACCTGAGAGTGTTAGTGAACCCTGCCACACTTGCTTGCACGTATCCATCACGCTCTGAGTCAACCATCCCTTTAAGGACAGAAATACGATGGCTAAGAACAGTGAGGCCATCAAGCAAGCTAATAGCTGGTTCGATAGAAGCCAACTCTCTAACGGACTCACATAGTTCCCCGTCTTTCCGTATTTGTTCCAGTTTCCTTGTGGAGCCATCATCTTCCCTTATATACTTAAATGTCCTAGGTTTCCATCCCAGCATGAATAACCACTCTTTTACCTGCTGCACTGAGCTAGGGTTGGCACGATCCTCGCCTACCTTAACCTTTAGGCTTTGAGTAGTGGTGGGTGCCTTGTGATCCTTGCACAACTGTTCCCACTTAGCCCCATTAGCTGACATACTACCGTCAGCCTTGAAGTATACCTTCGGCCTGTTACGCATGACGTACTTCTGTACTGGTGGCATAACATCTGCCAAAGCCTCTGTCTTCTCTAGCTTAGACTGTTCCCATTCTGCCACATGACCTTTGGCTTTCTCTACGTCTAGTTTCCATTGCAGGGCCTCTTGTTCTGCCGCACATTTTAGCTTGAATGTGAGATAGTCAATCAGACGCCACTTTTCACCTTCGTCAGGGTATAGACGTTTTAGCTTTAGGTCTAAGTCACGCCATAGTCTAGCGTTGATCTTGACATCCTCATTACACCTGTGAGCGTACTCCTCTGGTGTCAGGCTTGACCAGTCAGTGATCTTAGGTTTAGGCACTCCGTAGTCTTCTCCGTAACCCTCAAGGCCATGTAAGCCACGGTCAAAGTTGATATACCAAGACAGAGCCAAAGTATCTATCAGCTTCGCACTAATCTGCACACCCAAGATCTTTTCCACTGCGGGAATATCATACCGCACAATGTTATGACCAATCAGCACAGATGCTTCCTCAAGAAAGATACGCATAGCCACATAGTCGTGTGTATGCTGAACCACACCATTGTCATCCATCCAAGATATTACGTGTATCTTTGTTGGGTTTAGTCCGTCTGTTTCTATATCAAATACTGTCATAATGTTTCCTCATATACATCATGGCTTTCTCAAGCCCCTCTATTGTGTCACCAAGCTGACCTATGCCAGCATTGCAGTAGTGACATATCCATCCCCTAAACTCATTAGTGTCGTGGTCATGGTCTAACACTATTAGCCTAGGTTCATACACATTTCCGCAACACTCGCAAGCATCAGGTTTTATTGGTGCGCCTTTCCTTATTGCATTTCTTACTTTAACTTGCTCCCGTTTGCAAACCCTACATCTACCATCCCTGTTGTCCTTGTGTCCAGTGTGAATATCAAACTCCTCTTTGAACTTGTACTCACCACAAACTATGCACTCTTTACCAAGGCCATCACTTCTTATGGCTTCCAGAGGGTTCCCAAACAGATCATACTCCACTACAGGATCTCCCTCAGTGTAAATGTATCGTAGTTGAACCTCATGCGCCCTGCTGATCCCTCTTCTGATGACGGGCGGTTCTTTTCAATCTTGAGATACGTTGTGTTTCTCTCTTCCAAATCTTCTGACTCCTTGTCACGGTACAAATCTATGATGACACTAGCACGTTGACCAATCATCTTGCAATACTTAAAATCACCGTTTTCGTTAGTGTGACCGATTGACACAATACCAATGTTAAGCTCCGCTGCCAACTTTGACAGACGGACGGACAGGTCTGCAAGCTGCTGCTCCTTGCTGTCTTCGCTCGAACCACTGATGACATCTTGAATTGGCTCGAAGAAGACAAACTTGCAATCACATGCCTGACTGAAAAAGCGTATCTGATCGCATAATTCGTCGGCACCCTGTCCGTCCTGTAAGTAGAATTGATAAAGGTTTTCATCCTTGGTTAGCTTTACAATGGCACCACGTACCTCTGCATCTACTCCCTTCTCTTCGATAAGGTCACGCCGTGTTACATTGTCATTCATCTCGTATGACGCAAGACCTAAGAGTGAACGCAACTTTGTTTCCTCTAGGTGCCACGTAGCAATAGGAATGTTACGCTGTAGCATCTGATACTCTAGGTAACGCATAAGCTCAGTCTTACCAATTCCTGTGGGGGCCTTGAACATAGTAAAGTGACCCTGCATAAGCCCTAAGATCTTGTCATCCAGTGCCTGTATACCTGTAGGCACGTAGACATGCTCTGGTGTTTCGTCATACATCTTTAGAAACTGGTCAGCAGTATTGATAACATTCTCTGGTGTGTGCTTGATAGGCTTCCACCAGACGTTCTTGAACTGCTGTGCTGCCCCAGCCTGTAGGAAGTCGTTTGCGTCCTTGTATTTACCATGATCTACACGGTAGACCTTGTTAGGAAACAATCGAGCCATACGGTCAGCTATAGCGTTGCCAGCATCATCTGTATCGACAGACAGAATAATCTTCTCAAAGCTGTCTAACCACTCCTTGCAATTCTCCCACAGCTTCTTTGACGGGGTTGCTGATGGTAGAGACACGACAGGAGTAGTGTACTGTGATTTAATCATTTGCCACACTGACATGGCATCTAGCTCACCCTCAGTGATTGTGACAAATTTACTACTACCTGCTGGAAACAGGTTCATACCAAACAGTTCGTCACCCTTGAAGCCATCCTTAGTAAAGAACTTCTTATCAGATACTACTCTGACTTTCTTTCCCCCAGAGGGGTAGATGTATTCTTGTGTGTCGCTGAATGTGTAAACGCCATACTCTTCCATAGTGCGTGACTGGATGCCCCGCATCTCTTTAAACGTACCTTTAGTTTCCACTACAGGGGTGCCTGTATTAGACAACATAGACCTAAGATCATTGTATCCATCTTTTTCCACGGTGGGGTATCTCTCCTTTGCCCAAGGTTGCATAGCATCTTTTGACGGGTATCCCCTCTCACAACTATGACAACGCCCATAACCATTAGTATTATAACTAAAGGCATCTGACGATTCACAATCGACATATGGACATGGTTGATGTGCTTTCTCTGACATACTTTAGTTTTCCTTTTGTAGTAGTAGTAGTAAAGGGGTTACTTTTATATATGGTACTTAATTTGGGTCCTGTAAACTTTTTAGCTTATTTAAAAGCTGAGTGTGATATTTTTGCCACCATGCGTGACTGTAACCACGTTCTTTTGCCAGATCCCTGTAACTTTTACCTTTGTAGTGGATTTCTTCTAGCACTTCTCTGTCTTGGCATGCAAGCCCTTCTGCCATATTTTTTAGCATAAAATCTACTTCCCGTTTTAGCTCGTAGGCTTCCGCATGGTCTGGTGAGATAGACATATAATCCTTTATGTCGTACTCAATCTCATGGCTCTCTAGCAAGCTCTTAGAGCCGCCTCTGGGTGGTAGTGGCACCACACGGTCACGGTAGTTATAATATCGGCTCACATGGGGCTTCACATGCCAGTATACACCCTTTCTATCTAAACCCTTGTCCTCTGCCTCTAGGATGGCTACCCAAGCCTCTTGGTACAAATCCTCGTACTTCTCAGGGTTGCCATACCTAGCAGCAAAGTAGTGTGCCATCTCTTCGTTTGTCATATCATAGTTCATTCTTGTACTCCTATACAAGGCAGCAAGATAGATAACTTGCAATATTTTGGGTATTCGTCATACGTCATAGCTATCAGCACTGGCGGTAGTGCTATTAAGAGTGCCACTATTCCAGCAGCCTTACATGCGCCTTTTATGTTTCCTTGCATTACTTTTTCTCCCTCAACGCTTCCCAAGACTCAGGGAATAAATCCCACATATTTGCACTAATCTGCTTGGCTACCTCTCTTGTCTCAGCCTGTGTGTCAGAAGAACAACGTAGGTTACACATATCAGCCCAAGCATCTAGGCTACCACTCCACCACCACTCAGTCATCATATTTTGCGGTAATACCATACGGGCCATCTCAGGGGCTACGCCATCCTCTAGCAGACTGTCATAGGTAGACAGGGCATTGCGTATCGTAGCGTGATACAACATCTCTGCATCCAGACTAATTTCCACTGGGCCACCTGATCCCTGCTTGACGTTATCCGCACGGCTTCGCCACTTGGGTTCGTAGAACTCAGGGTCACTGTCAACATACCTACGGCTTATCTCATTCCATCGTAGGAACTTATGCTTGACCAACTGACGGGCAACAAAGATAGGAGCCTTGACAGTAAAGGACGCAAAGCAATGTCCGAATGGACTGGTATGCTTGTGTTTTGCAAGATACTTAATTAGCTTACTGTCCTTCTCTTTTAGGTTTGGTGGGCCAAAGGGGTCTGCATATTCCCACTCAGTCTCTTTATTGAATGACACACGGGCTGCATTACATACAATCAAGTCAGTTCCCATGTAGCCGTTCATTTCTACTTCAATCTCACTGTGCATCTAGCTTTCCTTTATGCTTGCGTTTTCTTTGCGGTTTAGGTTTCTTCTTGTCTGGCACAACCCTAGACCTGTACTTGGGCTGTAACAGATCCCTAGCCATAGGGTTGCGCTTCCGTTTCATTAGTAAGGAACCTCTCCATTTTCGTCACGGGGGTCATTGAAGTAACCCTTGCTGAATACTGCTTGATAGTACTCACGGTCATAGGGGCCTTCCATAACCTCTTCCAGTATTTCCATCTGGCTAGGCATAAGCAGCCCTAGCTCATTTTCCATCCACTGCGGTATAGAATATGTGTTCTCCAACTTGTCCGTCCTTCCTGTAATGTTTTGCCCAGTATGGGCTTACGTCCGTTCTATGATAGTGTGTACTAGATATACCTATATTTTCACCGATTACAACCCCTCTGGCAACACTTTTTGCAATTAAATACGCTCTTTTTTCGATATCATTATGCAGGTACTTTAGAGGGTTGTCTGATTTACCGTCATGGGTGAAAGAGAACTGCTTGTTCTGGAATACTACCTCACAGATCCCATTAGGCCAGCGGTCACTCTCTACCCTGTTCATCACCACCTCTGCGACTGCAAACTGCCCCTGTACGGGCTGATCCCTAGCCTCAAAGAATACTGCTGCAATCAAACACTCAATCATTATTTAGCCTCATATATTTGCGTAGACGTTTATTGTAGGCTCTCTTGATCTTCTTTAGATCACCACGTTTCCACCTGAGATACTTCCTGTACTTACTGAAAGCCTCAAATTCATCTCCACCCTTTGTCGGTATCTTAGCCATCGTCACGGTCCAGATACCAAGGTGGCGGGTCCATAGTCAAAGCCTCAAGGTTAAATGCGACAAAATGACTGAACCCCCAACTGTTAATCAAATCAAAGTGTTTACGGGTCCACATATCTGCCAACACCTTAGCATCATCTAGGGTGTATGGGCTGGCAGTAGGTACAGGTGCCACTGGACCAATGCGGCCCTTCTTCTTTGTGTTAGGTACGGCTGCTATTGTGTATGTACTATGCAATTTATTCTCCTGTGTATTCTTCATAGGCTTCATTCTTTTCTACTCCTGTTCCATCTTTGCAATCTAGGCAGCGGCCTGTGTCTTCTAGGGTTTCTGCTTCGGGGTAGATACCTGCCCCACAACAAACACTAATAAATTCATACTCTCCCATATCAGTCGTACTCCTTTCTGAATCCACTCTCTTGTGCATCGTCCCAACCAGCGTGGAACTCTTTGGTTTCCTGTTGTGTCAGGCTCTCTGTGTACTGACCTTTCATGTTGCACCCATCTCTGTAGAAGTGTGGGTTTGAGTTACGTCCGTAGTAGTAGTCTCTTACGCCACAGTCAAATGGGCCACCCGCTCTTTTATCAAACATATTCTATCACTCCTTTGTTATTAACTGTTTCTAACATGGCATACTTAGCATTGTAAAGCACTTTTTCAGTTTCTTTGTCCACAAAGGTAGAATATTTATATGGGTTGTAAGTTGCTATGCTTCCCTCTTTGTTTGGGAACAGTGTACCCTCTCCCAACTCACCCCGTACAAAGGCGTGTACATTCTTCTGTTTGTCACGTAGGACCTTTTCCCTTCCAGCCTGTCGCACGACAAACTCAGGTCTTCTGATCCACAGGCTGTTGGTGTGATCTACTACACGGCCCGTACTACAATCACGGACAGAATAACAACTCTTACGCAGGTTCCAGTAAACTTCAACTCTCATTTTCTTCTCCTTAGCTCTTGGCTATATGTCATAGATTGGTCAGCGTAGTAGTTCTCACGATTTGGGTTCCACCCACTCATTGCCTCTTTAGCTGCACGACAATCACTAATCACATACTCTAATGACTCCTTAGATAAAGTCTTAGCGTGGGCTTCCCACTTGTTAAAATCTTCTGCTGTTGCACCTGACATCATGTCTCTCCTTTTCTTACACCCTTAAATCATTTCCCACGGTGGGGGTCAAGAACTTTTTTCACCCTCTGCCCAACTAATTTCCACGGGGGGCTAATTCCCACGGTAGGGGTGGCTAATTTCCACGGGGGGTCATTTCCCACGGTGGGGGGACCGC